GAAAACTAAGACGGACTTTATGAGCTTAGAGAGTGGTGACGGACGTAACCAGAAACTCTTTAACTACATTCTGACGCTACAGGCTGCGGAGCTGTCTAACGAGGATATTAAGACCACTATTACGCTGCTTAACAAGTACGTACTGCCTGAGGCACTGGAGGACGAGGAGCTTAATAAAATCTTAAGAGACGAGAGTTTTAAAAAGCCTGTGTTTTACGGTAAGAACGGTAACTTTCTCTTTGATAAGTTTGCACGTTACTTAGCACATAATTTTAATATTGTCAAACTGGACGGACAATTACACACGTACAAGGGTGGCGTATATGTGGAGGGGCTGGAAAACATTGAGGCAGAAATGATTAAAATTATACCGTCTCTTACCAGCCGTAACCGTACGGAGGTTATTAAGTATCTGAGGCTCATAGCTCCAGAGGGGCACTTAGCCAGCGCCCAGTATATCGCATTTAATAACGGTATCTATAATATTAACTCAGGTGTATTAGAGGACTTTAGACCAGACGTAATAGTTAAGAATAAGATACCGTGGAATTATAACTATGACGCCTACAATGAGACTATGGACGGCGTATTAGACCGTATTAGCTGCCATGATGACCAGATAAGAGACTTACTGGAGGAGGTGGCTGGGTACATTTTTTACAGACGTAACGAGCTGCGTAAAGCGTTTATTTTTATCGGTGACAAGGCTAACGGTAAGAGTACCTACTTAGACTGTTTAAGCCACATGGTAGGCTCTGAGAACAGGACGGCACTGGACTTAAAAGAGCTGGGAGACCGTTTCAGAACTGCGGAGCTCTATGGTAAGTTAATCTGTGCTGGTGATGATATAGGAGACGAGTTTATAGCTAACCCAGCGGTATTTAAGAAAATAGTGTCTGGTGATCCTATCGTAGTCGAGCGTAAAGGGCACGATCCTTTTATACTCCATAACTACGCTAAGCCGATATTTAGCGCTAATAATATACCTCGTATTAAGGATAAGACTGGCGCTGTATTAGACCGTTTGGTTATCGTACCGTTTAACGCTACGTTTAGTAAGAATGACGCCGACTATGATCCGTACATTAAGTATAAGCTGCGTAGCGCTGAGGCTATGGAGTACTTAATACAGGTGGCTCTGGACGGACTTAAGCGAGTGCTGGATAATAACGGCTTTAGTATCAGTGCTAAGGTACAGGAGGAGCTGGACGAGTATAACGAACAGAATAACCCTATAGTTGGATTTTTTAAGGAGCTGGACGTAGACGTGGACGTACTTAACCAGCCGACTAAGGACGTATATACACGGTATAAGCTCTACTGTAATGACAATGGATTTACGCCTATGGCTAACAATGAGTTTACTAAGCTCATTAAAAAAGAGTTTGGTTTAGACAATAAAGTGATGAGATTTAACGGCAAGAGCTGCCGTGTGTTCGGGAGGTGTGAATAATGGTTAAAAATTGTAGACAGTGTGGTAAGACGTTTGAGGGACACGCCAGACGGTTGTACTGCTGCGATAAGTGCAGTCGGTTATTTCAGGTGAAGTTAAACAAAGCACGTATAATTAACAAGGTGACAGTGACGCCTGAGCCAGTACCTGAGGCAGCGCCTAGACCGCTGGTTAACCCTGATACTATCAGAATGAACGAGGAGGCTAAAAAGCTGGGTATGAGTTACGGACAGTATGACGCTTATTTACGCTCTATAAAGGATCGTGAGGAGCGAGAAAGGAGAAAGCGTGGACTGTAAGAAATGCGGCAGCAACAGTAAAGTCACCTCTACAATTAAGCATGACCTGAGCGTACTGCGTGAGCGAAAGTGCTTAGGTTGTGGTAGGAGGTGGTACACGGAGGAGTGCGAAAACAATAACGTAGGCTTTACCATGTATACCGTGAAGCGTGAGCGTTATGTATTAGATAAGGAGGTGTAAGTAGTGACCATAACGGAGGAGGCTATTTTACAGAGTATCGTTGAGGGGCTTACTAAAGGCACTGGTAAGTTAATGGAGGAGCTGACACAGTACAGAGCCTTAGGAACGGTGGAGGAGCTTAAGACCATGAAAGAGAAACTTAAGAGAATTAAGTATGAGTTAGAGTAGGAGGTGTAGCAGTGTTGACTCCAGAGGAAATTAGAGAGATAGTAAAAATTACACTGGACGAGCTGAGCCAGCGTAAGCAGTATAGACCAGCTGACTACTCAGCCGTCCTAAGAGTAATAGACGTGAGGTTATACAAATACTTTAGAGGGGCTAAGGACGCTGAGTTACGTCAGGTACTTAACCGTGTGTCTGATGATCCGTATATAGACATTATTTACTTACAGTACAGGGACGGTAAAACGCTGGAGTGGATAGCGGAAATACTGGACAAGGACACCAGCACTATAAAGCGTAATAAAAAGCGCCTGATAATGAGTATATACGAGGCGTTAAGTTAAGGAGCGTGACAGCATGAAATATTATTTTATGTACGAGGTTACTTGTAAAGACCGTTACGGTAAGACTCAGGTAGTGACGCTCAGAGCGGATAACCCTCGACACTTAATTAAGAGATTTAGAGAGAAATACCCTAGCCGTACAATAACAAAATACGAAGCTAAAGAGTAGAGGAGCTGTTATAGCTCCTCTTTTTTTACGCCTAAAAATGTTACACTGTTACACTTGTGTTACACATCTCCTCCGAGATGTGTAACAGCGGAAACCCTTGCTATTACTGGGTTTGCGAGGTTTTGTTACACTGTTACACTTCATAATGCTATATATTACTGTTACATAGGGGTAATTATTATATTTTATATAGTATTTTATTATATATTATATATTTATATAAATAATATCTAATATAGGGCATTATGAGTGAGTAACAGTGTAACACAAGTGCCTCAAACCCTTGTGGTTACTGGCTTTGAGGGTGTTACACATCACCCTGTTTTATGTGTAACAGTGTGTAACAGAAGTGTAACACTCATGGTGGCGCTACGTGGCGCTATTGTAGACTGTGAGTATAGTTTATATACTACTTATAGTAGTATATAAACTATTTTTTATAACACATTTACATAACATCATTTCAGGAGGTTAGTAAGCTATGAAAATCGACTGGTTAAGAAAAATTACGAGTAGAAAATTCTGGGTAAGTATAGCGAGCTTTGTAAGTATGATTATGATTTACTTTGGAGCAGCGGAGAGTGAAGCGCAGCAGATTACGTCCCTTATTATGGCTGGTGCTACTGTGATCGGTTATTTAGTAGCAGAGGGCTTAGCTGACGCTGGTAATGCTAAGAGTGAGTCTGACGCTGACAGCACTGACAGCTAGGAGGTGGCAGCTGTGGGTACTAATGAGATGATAGGAACAGTATTAGTAGTGGGCGTACCGCTCTTAGTAAGTATTGTAGCTTTGGTAAAGCCGATTATTAACCTCAATAGCAGTATTACTAAGCTCAATATGACTATGGAGCAGCTGGTAGGTGAGAACACTGATATTAAGGCAGAGCTTAAGGAGCATAACAAGAGACTGGAAAATCACGAGACACGCTTAGTAGTAGTGGAGCATGATCAGGAGCAGTGAAGTATGAACGAGTACTTTATTAAGGAAGTAGGAAACGTAGCTAAACGTGACTGGGCTGAGCGGCGTATTATGTTACCCAGTGTAGTAATTGCTCAGGCAATACTGGAGAGTAACTGGGGTAAGAGTGAATTAGCTACTAAGGCTAACGCTCTCTTTGGTATTAAAAAGCATGACTGGACTGGTAAGACGTACATAAAGAAAGCTACGGAGCAGTTAAAAGACGGTACTTATATTACGGTAGAGAGTACGCAGTGGAGAGCTTATGACAGCTGGGTAGAGAGCATTATAGATCATAACGACTATATAGCTACCAGACGTACCGAGAGCGGCGCTCTCAGATATGAGAAAATCATAGGTAACACTGATTATAAGGACGTGTGTAAGGAGCTGCGCTCCGCTGGATATGCTACCAGTCTCACGTATGATACTAAGCTCATTAACATTATAGAACAGTATAACCTTAAGGAGTATGACGAGACGGTGATTAAGATAGCTATTGACGCTGGACACGGTTATTACACTGCTGGTAAGCGGTGCTTAAAGAGTATTGATAGTAACCAGACTAGAGAGTGGACGCTTAACAGTCGCATAGCGGCTAAGCTACAGGAGCTGCTTAAGTCTTATGAGTGTGAGGTGCTGAGAACAGATGACAGTACAGGAGCTGTAGACGTAGGGCTTAACGAGCGCTGTAATAAGGCTAATGAGTGGGGAGCTGATATTTTTATTAGCATACACCATAACGCTGGCTTAAACGGACGCTCTGGTGGTGGTACTCAGGTATATTACTACAATAACAGCAGCACTCAGGTTCAAGCTAAGGCGCTGTATGACGCTATTGTGGAGCGCACAGGTTTAGTAGGTAACAGGAGCAGTAAAGTAATTAAAAAGTCGTTTACTGTAATTGCTAATACTAAAATGGCGGCGTACTTAATTGAAAACGGTTTTATGGACAGTCCACAGGACACGCCAGTTATTTTAACTGACGAACACGCTACTAAGACGGCTCAGGGTATTCTGGATTTCTTAATAGATGAGTTAGGACTGGAGCGTAAGCCTGAGACAGAGACTATTTACAGAGTGCAGTGTGGAGCTTTTAGCGTGAGAGCTAACGCTGAGGCTCTGAGAGATAAACTTATTAAGAGTGGCTTTGAGGCGGTGATAATTAGTGGCAGTAAATAACTCTAAGAGAGAGATAGTACTGGAGAACGCAGAGAAAATTAAAGAGTGGCTAAACGAGGGCGTACCTATGGGTACTATAGCTAAGGCGCTTAAGATCAGTAAGACCACTCTGTATAAGCATATAGGCGAGTTGGACGGTGGCGTAGACAGTTTGGACGCTATAAAAAAATACCGTGAGCCAGCCGTGGAAAACTTAGAAAACACTATGTATATGAGTGCCTGTGGCTTTGAGCGTAAAGTAAAGAAATGCGCTAAGGTTAAGCGTACTATGTATAACGAACATGGTAAGAAAGCTGAGGAGTGGGAGGAAATGGTTGAGTACGAGGAGACCGTATATTTCCCACCTGACACTACAGCCGGTATTTTCCTGTTAAAGAACTGGGCTGGATATATGAACGAGCCAGCTATAGCTGATTTACGTAAGAGAGAGTTAGAACTTAAGGAGCAGCAGATAAAAGCTAACAGCTGGTAAAGCTGGAGGGAGGTTTTACAGATGATATTTAATTTTAAAACTACAGGTGGCGGTGACGCTGATACGCTACAGGGACACGGAGCGGAGTATTTTGGTAAAAGCTCAGAGGTTACATCAGAAGACGGTGGTAGACGAAATCAAGATACTGACATAGCTGATTATCGTCAGAAAATGGTGTTTATCGGTTTAAAAGAGGGCACTGCTATAAATTTGCCTGTGTGTTCGTACTCCTACGTATTTGGTTTACAAGGTTGGACAGACCAGTCGGGCGGTTTGGCACATGAGTTAGCATTTAATGATATGGGTATATTCCGGCGTAGAGTTTACGACGATAACACAAAGACAAACTGGACAAAAATATCTGACTCAGATGACCTTGCGAACTACTTACCGCTTACGGGTGGCACATTAGCCGCAAATGCTACAATAAACTCTAAGTTAAACAATGGTTATAGCTCTCCAGCGTTTTATATTGAAAAAGCCAATTCCAACGAAATATGCGGTGGTATGGGTGTATATTCAGATCCTACGGACAATGGCGCTGGTAAATATGTTTTCATTGGTTTTTCAGATGTGCCTTATGACGCTAAAAACAGTTTGACTTTAGGCGCTGATTTTATACAGTGGAAAGGTGCAGACCTTCTCCACACTGGCAACATGGCAAACCATGTGTTACCGCTTACAGGTGCAACACACACGGGAGAGTTTACAGTCACAAGTCATGCAAAAAACGGACGAAGCAGTATTCTTAAAAACAGTAGTGACGAGTATGATTTTGGTACTTTGTTTGTGGATTGTTCCGCAGATGGAAAACTGGCACGTATTGAAGTTTCGGCACTTAATAACACTGTAAAGTTTATTGATAATGCAAGCAAAGAGTTTTCACTTCTCCACACTGGTAACTCCGCTAAAGTCCATATCGGTACTAGCGCTCCGTCTGACACCTCAGCACTCTGGATAGACACCAGCGCTTAAGGAGGTGGGCGTATGTTAAAGACCTACGACACTACACAGGCGGCTTTTATAGAGCGTGACAAAGTTAAGCGTTATGACGGCTCAGGCGCTGCGTGGGTGGACGCTAAGAGTGTTAAGAGTTATGACACTACAGAGGCAGCATGGGTAGAGCGTTTATGTGAGTACCTTGAATGTACGGAGAGTAAAGTAAACTCATCTAATACGAACATTACTGTTACTGATAACGGTAATGCTGTATATGCAGAGTTTGGAGATTATTGGACGGACTATTACTCCTTTACTGCTGATAATCTGAACATAGACGGAGGCTCTGTAATTAGTTTTTATCATGCGGCTAGTGATACAGGTATAGTTAAAGTCCGTCTCAGAGTTTATCTGAGTGAGTGGGGAGACGGTACTACACCGTACTACGATATACCTATGAATGACCAGTCAGGAACGTATACGTTAACTACTGCCTCTAACTACGGTACAATATGCAAAATTAGAATTGATTTAAGTAGAAATATGGAGGCTGCGAGTAACTATACAGACTACTTAAGAGTCAGTAATGTAATGGTAGGAAATAAAAAATTTAAATTTAAAGTTTAAATTTAGTTAGGAGGTTACAAATGAACACAGTAGTAATTAACAATCAGGAGCTAGAAGTAATTAGCCTCACTCCGTACGCTTACATGGGCGGCAAGGGTGAGAAAACTTTACAGATTAAAGTAGCCGAGGACGTAGCTGGCTTTGAGGTACTTAAGGAGCTGTTTAACGGTAATACCAGCGCTATTAAGTACTATGAGAATGAGGAGCTTAAGTGCGAGTATAACGGTTATAGCGCTTTCGAGTGCAAGTACGTTAACGGCGTATTTGATATTGAACTTAAAAAGGGTACGCTGGTAGAACAGGTAACGGCGTTACATAACGCTAACGAGACGCTGAGTAAGGCGCTTAACGCTCTGGAGCTGGCTAATACAGTGAAAGACGAAACAATTAACGCTCTGAAAGACCAGAACGCTATGCTGGAGGCGTGTATTTTAGAAATTTCAGAAGTTATTTATGCGTAGGCTAATCTATAAAATACTCTTTGGAAAGGAGGGTGAGGTAATGATGGCTATGCTTTGGGCGCAGCAGATTATGCTGGGAAAGAAAACTTTTGCACAAGTGCCGAGACTGCTTAAGGATCAGGTTAAGGAAATCCTTATTGACAGCGGTATGGAGGAGCTGATCACTGAGTAATGAGCTTGTATAACTTTTACCGCTCTAAGGAGTGGACGAACTTATTACAGGTGCTACGTAATGAGCGCATAAACAGTCAGGGTTATAACGTGTGCGAGGAGTGCGGTAAGCCTATAGTGAGAGCTTATGACTGTATCGGACATCATAAGACACACTTAACAGAGGAGAACTACACGGACGTTAACATAAGTCTTAACCCTGACAATATAGCGCTGGTACATCACCGCTGCCATAACAAAATACATAACAAGCTGGCTTACAGTCAGAGACAGGTATACGTAGTGTACGGATCACCGTTAAGCGGCAAGAGCAGTTATGTAGCTGAGGCTATGAATGAGGGAGACCTGATTATAGACTTAGATAATATATGGCAGTGTGTGAGTGGCTGTGAGAGATACGTTAAGCCAGCGAGACTTAAGAGTGTAGTGTTCTCAGTCCGTGATAACTTACTGGAGTCTGTCAGGTACAGACGTGGTAAGTGGCTTAACGCTTATATCGTAGGTGGCTATCCATATCAGGCAGAGCGTGAGCGTTTAGCTGATAGCTTAGGTGCTAGGCTAGTCCATATAGATACACCTAAGGACGAGTGTATTAACAGGCTGTCAGCGTGTGAGGACGGCAGAGACCGAGAGCAGTGGTTACAGTACATAGAGGACTACTGGTTACAGTACTCAGGTGGATATTAAATAACATACGTAAGATAACAGACTAAATAATATTATGGAGGTTATCTTATGATTATGAATTTAAACAGTGGTGACAGTGGCGCTATACGGACTATGTTAACTGAGTTTATGAGTGAGGTTAATAACACGCTCACAAGTTTTAAGAGTGAGGTTAATACCATGCTTACAGGCTTTACTAACGGTATAGACGCTGATATGACGGCGCTTAGTAGTGCAGTAAATACCAGTGTGAGTACACTGAGTACTACAGTTAATAACATACCTAAGGGAGCTGTTAAGAGCGTACAGCGTGGCGTACACGGTGGCTCTAGTGACACTAGCAATATTACGATTAACATTAACACTGTTAACCCAGCTAAATGTTTAGTAGTACTGTCACAGCATAGGAACTCATGGACGTATGCTAACGATTATAGACCGCACTTAGTATCAATAACTGCTACGAGTATAACCGTATCACCGAGCGGTACTTACAGTGACGGTACTATGAGCGCCTCATCATTTAGCTGGCAAGTAGTGGAGTTTTACTAATACAGTACTCCCCCCATACGATAATTATTTTTAACTGTTTGGGGACTGTTGGGGGGAACTTATTTCTCACAGAAACGGATTTTTAACGAGATTTTTGGATTTTAAAATATAAGTATTCTACTTTTGTTTGCCATAAACATATTTTCCCCCTCCTATAGGGCGTCCTGTTAACGGCGGTGCGTAACTGCCGGTAGGAGTTTAACTTTTGACAAAAAAGTATTGAAATCTATACAGGAGGTAATAACATGACTAAGGTAAAAGTAATTAAAGCCTATTATGACTTGAAATTAAATAAGAGTCTGGCCGTAGGTGCTGAGGTGGAAATGACTGAGGACAGAGCGGAGCTGCTTAGCGGAAATAAGAACGCTATCGGCGTACCGTTAGTCGAGATTTTAGCAGTCCCTACTCCTACTACTGAAAAGGTGGCTAAGGCAAAGGCTAAGCCACGTAAGAAAGATGACTAGGACGGAGGAGCTGCTGGAGCTGCTGCCAGAGGACTCTAAGGAGCTGGTAAGTGACGTAGTAGACGAGGTGGTATTTCTGGAGGAGCGCCTGACTGAGCTTAAAAAGCTGCCATTTATTCAGGTACACCCACAGGACGCCACTAAACAGCGCAGTACACCAGCGGCTAAGCAGTATAAAGAGTTTTTACAGCAGTACATTAACTGTATTAAGGTTATTGAGGCTGTAATATACCGAGATAAGCGGCTAGAGGGTGACACTCCAGAGGAGTCACCGCTAAGGAAGTGGTTTAAGCAGTATGATGACGGTAAATAAAAAAATCTGGACGCCGGATAACTCATACCTGTTAGAGTATCACGCACGTATAGAGTGCGGAGAGATTATAGTAGGCCGTGAGTTGTGGCAAGAGCTGGAAAACTTAAAAGAGGACTTACTGAGTGACTGTTATATTTATGACACTCAGGACGCACTACTCCGTATGGATTTTATGGAGAATTGTGTGAGACTTGCTAAGAGTCCGTTTTACAATAAGCCTATGGTGCTTATGCTGTGGCAGAAAGCATTTATAGAGGCTGTGTACTCTTTTAAGATGAGTGATACCACACTGAGACGCTTTAAAAAAGTGATCCTACTCATAGCACGTAAAAACACTAAGTCCGAAACGTGCAGCGCCTTAGGTTTGAGTGAGTTTTTTCTGGGTAACGCCGGCTCTGATATAGTGTGTAGCAGTAATGACGATAATCAGGCGAGCCTGATATATGACGCCATAGACACTATGCGTATGTTAATTGATCCAGAGGACTTAGACACGAAGCGTAACCAGCGGTACATACTTAACAAAGTCAATAACACTAAGATTTTTAAGCTATCTGACCGCACACGTAACAAAGAGGGACGTAATATTGACGTGGCTTTCTTAGACGAGTCTCACGAAATGATAGATAACGTAATAGCTAAGTCAGTGGAGCAGTCGCAGTCACTTAAGGACGAGCCGTTATTTATTAACCTGACTACTGAGGGCTTTGTGGTGGACGGCTACTTAGATAAGGAGCTTAAAAAGGCCAGAGCTATTATAAGCGGTGAAGATGACGGAGTAATGGCACAGCGTACGCTGCCGTGGCTATACTCTCAGGACTCAGAGGCTGAGGTATGGCAGAACAGAGCCAGCTGGGTAAAGAGTAACCCTAGTCTGGGAACGGTAAAAAAGTGGAGCTACTTAGACGAGCAGATAGACGAGGCTAAGAAAAGCAAAGCTGACCGTATATTTGTACTCTGTAAGGACTTTAATATTAAGCAAAACAGCGCTCAGAGCTGGCTTAATATTGAGGACTATGACTATAAGGCAGTATTTGACCTAGAGGAGTTTAGAGGGTGCTTTTGCTTAGGAGCTGTAGACTTATCTGAGACCACTGACTTAACGTGTGCTAAGGTGCTACTGATGAGGCCGGAGGACAATACAAAGTATATACACACTATGTACTTTATACCTGAGAGTAAGTTAGAGGACTCCTCAGACCGTAACGCCGGCGCTAAGTACGCTGAGTGGGCTAAGGACGGACTCATAACTATTACAGAGGGTAATGATATTGACTTAAGCCGAGTGGCCGACTGGTTTTACTCACTGTATAAGGAGTACAATATAAAGCTCTGGAAATGTGGTTATGACCAGAAATTTGCTAAGGACTTTCTTAACCGTATGGACTTTTACGGTTGGACTAAGGCTAATGACGAGCTGGTAATGATAGTCCAGAACGCTCAGACGCTGAGTAACGCTATAAAACTACTGGAGGCAGACTTTAACCACCAGTTAGTTAACTATAATGACAATGAGGTAGACAAGTGGTGCTTAAAAAACGCCTGTATTAAGGTTAATGACCTACAGCAGTGCTTAATAGTAAAGTCTGAGCCTAGTAAGCGTATAGACGGCGCTGTATGCAAGGCTATTTTATATGAGACTTACAGGCAAAACAGGACAGAGTTTAAGCAGATGATAGGAGGTGCTAAATAAATGGGCTGGCTGAGTAATTTATTTAATAAACAGTCTGAAAAGCCTACACAGACTAAATATGCTGAGGTAATGAACGGCTATAGTCCTATTTTTAGTCAGTTTGGTACGAACATTTACGCCAGTGATGTGGTACAACAGGCTATTAGCTGTGTGGTAACTGAAATGAAAAAGCTGAGACCAGAACACGTAAGAGAAAAAGGTAACGACATTGTACCAGTGGCGAGTGAGTTACAAACGGTACTTAATAACCCTAACCCTCTTATGACTACCAGTGACTTTTTAGAAAAAGTAACGTGGTTACTATACCTAAACTATAACGCTTTTATCATTCCGACTTACTACGAGTGGAAAGATAAGGACGGAACGGTTAAGCGTAAGTATGACGGTTTATATCCGATACAGCCGTCACAGGTGGACTTTATTGAGGACGCTGGTAACAGACTGTACGTAAAGCTGAGATTTAATAACAGACAGGAGTTTACGGTAAAGTACTCTGACGTGATCCACATTAAGTACAGGTACTCAGTTAACCAGTACATGGGTGGTAATGAGGCCGGACAGCCGGATAATGACGCACTCTTAAGCACTCTTAATCTTAACCACCAGCTCTTACAGGGAGTGGCTGCGGCCATGAAATCCAGTTTTGCTATTAACGGCGTGGTTAAGTATAACACTCTGTTAGATGACGGTAAGACGGAGGAGGCACTTAAGCAGTTAGAGAGTAAACTTAAGAAGTCTGAGAGCGGATTTTTACCGCTAGACTTAAAGGCCGAGTTTATACCGATTAAGAAAGAGCTGGCTATGGTAGACGCTACTACTCTGGAGTTTATTGACAGTAAGATTTTACGCCACTTCGGAGTACCGCTTAGTATTCTTACTGGTGACTACACTAAGGAGCAGTATGAGGCGTTTTACCAGAAAACATTAGAGCCGCTTATTATCAGTTTTTCTCAGGCGTTTACTAAGACGCTGTTTACGGATCGTGAGCGAGGTTTTAACAATGCTATTAAGTTTTACGCTAAGGACTTAATCTTTATGAGCGTAGACCAGAAAATACAAATGCTTAAGGAGTTAGCGCCGACTGGCTCACTCTTTGAGAACGAAAAGCGTGTAATGTTTGGTTTAAGACCTCTGGCAGAGTTAGAGGGCAAGCGTTATATGAGTCTTAACTGGATTGACGCAGCTAAGGCTAACGAGTATCAGGTAGGAGGTGCTGATAATGGAACAGACGAGAGTAACGAGAGCGTATAACTTTGAGATCAGAGCGGAGCGTAACGAGAAGAACGGAGACCACATTGTAGGCCGTCCTATTGTGTATAACTCCAGGACTGACTTAGGGTGGTTTGACGAGGTAATAGAGGCCGGCGCTCTGGATAAGGCTAACTTAAAGGACGTACGTTTTTTGGTTAACCACGATACGAGCATGATACCGCTGGCACGCAGCCGGAACAATAACGAAAACTCCACCATGCAGTTAGAGGTGGATAAGGACGGTATGGCTATCAGAGTTAATTTGGACACTGAGAATAATACCGAGGCACGTAACTTATACAGTGCTATCAAACGTGGAGACATTACTGGTATGAGCTTCATGTTTACGATAGATGACGAGGAGTGGGAGGACTTACAGAGTGACCACCCTACACGTCACGTACGGAAAATTGGTACAGTCTTTGAGGTATCGGCTGTAACATTTCCGGCCTATGAAAGTACAGAGATTAGCGCAAGAGACAAAGAGGCGCTGGAGAGCGCTAAGGCCACACTGGAGAGTGTGCGTAGTCAGGCACTGGAGAGTGAGCGTGAGGCACTGGAACTTGAAAAGGCAAAGCTCAGAAACAAATTTTTTTAATCAGAAAGTATAGAAATCTATACTTTAGAGGAGGTAGAAACATGAGAAAGTTTTTAACTGACCTTATCGAGCGTAAGCGCTCTGAAATGGAGGAGCTTAAAAAGCGCTCTGACGAGTCCCAGGAGCTGGCAGAGGTTAGAGCCATTGGCGAGACCTTAGCTAAGTTAGCTGAGGAAGTAAGAGAGGCTGAGGCTAAGCTGGCAGAGCTTGACGAGGAAGAAGAACAGCCGACTGGCGAGGAACAGGAGGCAGCAGCAAAGGAAAACGCTGAGGAGCGCAGCGTAGTGCCGACTGGCGCAGAACTTAGAAACGCTCAGGTAGTATCCACATTTAATTTAGGAGGTAAGAACGACATGGAGAACAACAACGAAAAGGAATTACAGTATCGTAACGCATTTATGGAGTACGTATTACGTGGTACTCCGATCCCGACAGAGTTGAGAGCAGACGCTAACACTACTACTGGTGATGTGTCCAGCGTAATTCCGACTCACTTAGTTAACCAGATTATTGAGAAAATGGAAAACGTGGGTAAGGTTTTAAGCCTTATCACTAAGACCTCTTTTGCAGCTGGCGTAGAAATCCCGACCTCTACTGTTAAGCCTGTAGCTACTTGGGTGGCTGAGGGTGCTGGCTCTGATCGCCAGAAGAAGTCCACTGGTAAGATTACCTTTACTTATCATAAGCTCCGCTGTGAAATTTCCATGAGCATGGAAGTAGGCGTTATGGCTCTTTCCGCTTTCGAGGCTAAGTTTGTTGAGAACGTGGCTAAGGCTATGGTTAAGGCTATTGAGGACGCAGTTATTAACGGTACTGGCTCTGGACAGCCGAAAGGTATCTTGACTGAGACTGGTGTAACTGTTACTGGTGCTGCTGGTTACGATAAGTTGTGTGAGTGCGAGGGTAACGTAGCTGAGGAGTACGAGGCTGGTGCTAAGTGGTGCATGAGCAAAAAGACCTTTATGACTTTTGTAGGTATGGTAGATAAGGACGGACAGCCGATTGCACGAGTTAACTACGGTATCGGTGGTAAGGCTGAGCGTACTCTCTTAGGACGTGATGTAGTTATTACTTCTGGTGTAGCAGCTAACAAGGCGTTTATCTATGACTTCTCTGATTACGTGCTCAATACCATTTATGACATGGGTATTAGTAAGAAACAGGACTGGGACACCGAGGACTTACTTACTAAGGCAGTTATGAGCGTAGACGGTAAGAGTACCGATAACGGCTCTCTCGTAGTATTTGAGATTACCGCAGCAGCGTAATTAAGATCAGGAGGTAAATAACAATGGCTGACACATTAAACAAAGTTAAGAGCGCCTTAGGTATTACAGGTGACTATCAGGACGAAACACTTACAGTCTATATAGACGAGGTAAAGGCGTACATGGTGAGCGCTGGAGTACCTGAGGAGGTAATTGAGTCTAATGCGTCAGCTGGCGTTATTGCCAGAGGCGTAACGGACTTATGGAACTATAACGGCGGCGCTGGTAAGCTCTCTGAGTATTTTTACCAGAGAGTAAGCCAGCTGGCTTATACCTCTAAGGAGGTGGCTGACTGATGAGCTATAGACCTACTGAGCCGTTTACCACAGCCTTAGAGCTGTTTAACCCGACTTACGAGACTGTTAAGGGCGTGGCTGTAAAAAAGTACCCTGAGAACGGTGAGCGGATTATGGCGAGCTTTAGGACTTTTGGCGGCACTGAGACCACTGTAAACGATCAGTTAAGCGTAGTAGATACGGCTAACGTGGAGACGTGGTACAGACCTGACATTACTAGCGCCAGCCAGATACGGCTGGGCGCTAAGGTGTATGAGGTTATGGGTGAGCCTGAGGACATTGAGCAGCGCCACCAGTTTTTAAAGTTTAAGGTTAGAGGCGTAAAAGGTGGTGCGTAAAAATGGCACGTAACAAGATAGGACTACAGGTTAAGGGACTAGACGAGTACATGGCTAAGCTAGACGAGCTGGGCGGCTCTAAGGCTATGAGGCGAGGTGTAGAGGAGGCTCTTAAAGAGTCTAAGAAACACGTTAACCCACTTATAGCTAAGGCTATGACTCAGCTACCAGCTGGAGGTAGGTACTCTACAGGAAACACGAAAGAGTCTATAGACGAGTCTATGACAGTGGACTGGGAGGGTATGACAGCCAGTATTAAGGTGGGCTTTGACTTTAAAAAGTCTGGTATGACCAGTATTTTTCTTATGTACGGTACGCCTAAACATGATCCTGTAGCTGGACTATATGCAGCTATTTACGGAGCTAAGACACAGAGAGAAATAGGAGCTATACAGGCTGAGGCGTTACAGAAAGTAATAGAGGAATTTATGGAGGGTGATTAAATGGTGGATTTACTTATAAGCACGTTAGAGCCGCTGGGCTATCCAGTGAGACAGCAAGGGAGTTTGTTACCAGATGAGAAATACCCTGACCACTTCTTTACATTCTGGAATAACACTACAAACGGTAACTCTTTCTATGACAATGAGGAGACAGCCGTAACGTGGGACTACAGCCTGAACTTTTATAGTAATAACCCTGACTTAATCGGGGAGACATTTTTACAAGCAAAGCGGCTCTTAAAAGCTGCTGGCTTTATTGTAACTGGCTTAGGGCACTCCGTTATGAGTGACGAGCCGACACACACAGGTAGAGGTATTACGGTACTCTATCGACAGAAATTATAGGAGGTAAGAAACATGGAAATTCAGGAATACAGAGGCGTCAGAGGTTTAGTGGCTGCTGAGGTTACTACTGACACTTTAGAAAAGTTTGAGTGTGACACTCCGTTTGCAGTGTTCGGCGTGGCTGAGCTTAGCCGTACCACTGAGACTACCAGCGAGACGCACTATTACGACAATGTACCAGCTATTGTTATCGACTCCACTGGAGCAGATGAGGTAACTATTACTGGTTCTGCTATTCCGTTTGACGTACTGGCTAAGCTCACTGGACAGACCTATGACGAGACTAAGGGGCTGTTTGTAGAGGGTGAGCGTCAGGCTAAGTACTTTGCTATCGGTTATATCACCGAAAAGACGGACGGTACTGAGGTTTTTGTATGGCGTCTTAAGGGTAAGTTTAATGTACCTGACTCTACTCACGCTACGAAAGATGACGGAGCTGAGGCTAACGGACAGGAGCTTACGTTTACTGGTATCAATACCACCCATAAGTTTACCGCTATCGGTAATAAGACCGCTAAGGCTGTTAACGTAGACACCAGCGTTAACACTGCTGTAGTAGAGGCTGACTTCTTTGGTGAGGTACAGACTCCTGACACTATTGTAGCTGGTGCGTAAGTGAATAACTTAATAGAGCGCTGGGTAACTGGCGCTCTGTTTTTAAAGGAGGATATAAAGCTATGAAATTAGCATTGACAGTATATACAGATGACACATTGACGGAGGTTAAGCGAGTAGCAGAGGCTGACCGTCTTAGAGTACCGTACCGAGTGGCTATTTATATCGGTGAGAGCTTAGATAAGGTTAACCTTAATAGCACTGACGATATTTTTAACTTTGTTACCAGTAACTTAGATAAGCTGGATAAAATCATTAAAGCTACTTTCGGTCTTAGTGAGTCCGAGCTTGACTGTGTAGACGTGGCAGAGTTAGGCGCTGTAGGCGTAGAGCTCTATAAGTGGGGTATCGGAAAGTTAAACAGCTTAAACGGTGGTAACGAAAAAAACGCAGTGACGGCAGCGGAGTAACAAGTCTCACGCTGTCAGAAATGTTTTTTGATATAAATAAGTCTCTGTGTGAGGCTTATACAGGACTCGATCCTATAAAACTGCTGGACTATCCAGCAGAGGACGTATTTGACCTGATAAATGGCTTAATAGCGTATAACGGACGGAATAAAAGTAAGTCCACCTCTAGTAACAGCGGAGTAATACGCAGACAAGCCGCTGATGACTGGTTTTAAGGAGGTGAGGACGTGGCTAGAAATAAAGATACTACTACCAGTTTTAATGTGGACATAACGCAGCTTAAAAAAGCCATGCAAGAGGCTAAAAGAGCCGTAGCAGTGGCTAACAGTGAATTTAAAGCTGCCGCTAGCTCCTGTGATGACTGGACTAAGAGTAGTGACGGCTTGACTGCTAAATTAAAGCAGTTAGATACTACCCTAAAGAGTCAAAAGACTATACTCAGTAATTTAGAGGAGCAGTACGAGCTTACTGTAAAAGAAATGGGTGAGGGTAGTAAGGCGGCAGATGAGTTAAAAATTAAAATCAATGACCAGAAAGCCGCTATTAACAGGACTCAGAAAGATATAAGTAAATATGAGACTGCGTTAAGTGACTTAACTCAGGAGAGTAGAGACGGAGTTAAGGTTACTGACGATATGGCAGAGTCTTTAGATGACGTGGAAAAGAACGCTAAAGACGCTGAGGGTGGTTTTACCGTCCTTAAGGGTGCTATTGCTACGTTTGCTGGTAACGCACTTACTAGCTTAGTGAGTGGACTTAAGGAGGCTGTAAGCTCTCTTATCAGTTTAGCAGATGAGACCAGAGAGTACCGTACATCTATGGGACAGCTGGAAACTGCTTTTACTACTGCTGGCTTTAGTGCGGAGACGGCAGCAGAGACTTATAAGGACTTATACGCTGTGTTAGGTGATGAGGGACAAGCTACAGAGGCGTCACAGCACTTAGCTAAGTTAACCACTACTCAGGAGGAGCTGGCAGAGTGGACGGATATAGCTACAGGCGTATACGCTACTTTTGGTGCTAGCTTGCCTATTGAGTCTCTGACTGAGGCGGCTAATGAGACAAGTAAGACAGGAGCTCTCACTGGCGCACTGGCTGACGCTCTTAACTGGGCTGGCGTCAATGAGGACGCTTTTCAGGCTAGCTTAGACGCTTGTACCACGGAACAGGAGAGACAGGCGCTTATAACTGAGACGCTTAGCGGTTTGTATGATGACGCTGCTAAGAGCTATAAAAAGACAAACAAAACTATTATGGAGGCTCAGAGAGCGCAAGCGGAACTCACGGACGCTACGGCAGAACTGGGAGCGGTGGCTGAGCCTGTGATGACTACGTTTAAGCTCATGGGAGCAGAGTTTATTAAGTCCATTTTACCTAACGTACAGGAGTTAGGTGAGGGCTTTAATGAGCTTATTAACGGCGTAGAGGGCGCTGAGGATAAAGTAGGAGGAGCTGTAGGTGGACTCATTACGCAGCTGCTTAATAAGATAGTTAACGCTTTACCACAGGTGGCTAACATAGGCGTAAAGCTGGTAAGCAGTCTGTTAAATGCTCTTATGAACGCTTTACCGCAAATAACCAGCGTAGCGCTTACTCTTGTTTCTGACTTAGCTCAGGCACTGCTTAACGCATTACCACAGTTACTAACTACTGTTATTACTATGGTAAATATGATCATAGAGTCACTGGCTACTATTTTACCTGAGATAGTGCTGGCTATTGTGGCTATCGTACCTGAGTTAGTTACGGCACTGTTAGAGCAGTTACCTACATTCATTGAGGCGTGTATTACTTTCCTTATGGCTATGGTGGACGCATTACCTACGGTAATTGACGCTATTTTAGCGGCACTGCCTACTCTCATTACTGCTATTATCGAGGGACTTACTGCTGGTATAGACGCAGTACTGGAGGGCGCTATTACGCTCCTTATGGCTATCGTAGACGCATTACCAGAGATTATAGACGCTCTTATAGAGGCGTTACCTCAGATTTTAGACGCTATAATTAAGGGCTTTATGGAGGCAGCGCCACAGCTCTTAGACGCAGCTATAGCGTTTTTAATGACTATTGTAGACGCTATACCAGAAATAGTATTACTACTTATAGACGCTTTACCAGCTATTGTAGAGGCTATTACAGATACCTACGTAAACAATTTACCGCTCATGTTAGAGACTGCTACCACTTTACTTATGGCTATTGTGGACGCTATACCTGACATAGTAGTAGCGTTAGCGGAGCAAATGCCGACTATCTTAACTGCTATTATGGGTGCTCTGGGACAGCTCTTGCCTATGCTGGGTGAGTTTATTCTGGAGTTAATGGGTAATATCGGTGAATGGATAGCTGACGTAGTGCAAAAGGGTAAAGAGGGCGCTAGTAGCTTTGTGAGCGGCGTAATGGAGAAAGTTAAAGGCTTGCCAGCTGATGTTTGGGAGTGGCTGGGCTATGTTTCTAATAAAGTAGTTTCATGGGGCGTCACAGTAAAAACTAAGGCTGAGGAAGCGGCTAAACAGCTCTGGGACGGTATCGTAGACACTATTAAAGGTTTACCTGACAAAATTAAGGAAATTGGCTCTGATATTGTAGAGGGACTGTGGAACGGTATTAACGATATGGCTGGTTGGATCAGTGAAAAAATTAGCGGTTTTGGTGATGACGTACTGAGTGGTATTAAGGACTTCTTTGGTATTAACTCTCCGTCTAAGCTCATGGCTGACGAGGTTGGTAAGTGGATACCTAAGGGAATAGCTGTAGGTATTGACAAAAACGCTAAGAGTGTGCTTAGCTCCATGCGTGACGTGACAGCTGGAGTAGTAGGAGCTGCCAGAGACGGAATTACCACAGGTGGAGTTACAAGCGGCGCTGGTATCGTCAATAATTTCTACCAGACTAATAACAGTCCTAAGGCGCTTAGCCGTCTGGAGATTTACAGACAGTCTAAGAACTTACTAGGTTATGTTGGAGGTGTGTAATATGTATGAGCTTAAGGTAAAGAATGACAAAGGAGAGGTTTTAAACCTCTCCACGTCTCCTATGTATCAGGTTTACAAAGTGACAGGCTTACAGCCTCCAGCGGTGGCTATTAACAGCTCCGTAAACGCTACTGCTGACGGTAGCACCGTAAACAGTCTGAGAGCTAATAAGCGTAATATAGTACTCTACATGACGCTGGAGGGTGATGTGGAAAAGAGCCGTATAGAGTTATACAGGTATTTCCCACTTAAAAAGCGTATGACACTGTACTTTAAGAACGGCAGTAGAGACGTGCTTATAGAGGGCTATGTGGAGGTTATTGAGTGTGATCTGTTTAAAAATAAACAGATAGCTCAGATAAGCCTACTGTGTCCTCAGCCATATTTTAAAGCTGTAAACGACTTAGTAAGTTATTTCAGTGATATAAGCGCTCTGTTTAGTTTTCCGTTTAGTATGGCTGCTGAGGGTATGGAGATCAGTAGTATTACGAGAAACGTGCGTAAGAGCGTTATTAACACTGGTGACGTGGAGAGCGGTCTTATTATTGAGATGTACGCAATGGGCAGCGTGGTTAACCCTGTTATTTATGACGTATTTAACCGTACACACATTAAACTCATGTTTAGTATGCTGGCTGGTGATCGTATCGTTATTAACAGTAACACAGGCGCTAAGTCTATTACCCTTATTAGAGGCGGCGTAAGCTCTAACATCATGGGTAGTATGTACCCTGACAGTACGTGGCTGACTCTGGGAGCTGGTGATAACGTATTTACTTACCAGTGTGACAGCGGAGCGGATAATTTACAGCTGACGTTTACGGCGTCTATCTTATACGGAGGTGTATAACATGGTTATTCATGTATTAGACCAGTCGTTTAACTTACTGGGCGTGGTAGACGATTTTATAAGCGTTATCTGGAGACCAGCGTACTACGAGGTGGGAGACTTTGAGTTATACATTAACGCCACCTCTGAGGCTGTAAAACTCCTCCAGAAAAATCGTTATCTAGTGCGAGACTCTGACGTAGCAGTGGACGAGGAGGGTAATGTTACTTATAGTAACGTGATGATTATTAAAAATTTTACCCTGTCCACCTCTGAGGAAAACGGAGACTTTTTGACGTATACTGGACGAGAGCTTAAGTATCTGTTACACCAGCGTATTGTATGGAAGCAGACACGCATGAGCAGTAAAGTAGAGTACGGTATAAGACGTCTGGTAACGGAGAACGCTATAGCTCCCACAGACTCTAAGCGTATTATACCTAACTTAGTGCTGGGAGCTGAGGCTGGACTGAGTAAGAGCATGGACAAACAGGTAACTGGTAAGGCTCTGGACGAGGCTATAACGGAGATATGCGCCACTTACGGCTATGGCTGGGAGGTATTTATTTATAACTCCAGTCTGGTGTTTATCGTGTACGAGGGAGTTAACCGATCCTATAACCAGACTGAACAGAGTTACGTAGTGTTTAGTGACGAGTTTGACAATATTTTAAACTCAGAGTACCAGTTACAGACTGAGCAGTACGCTACTACCACTCTTATAGGTGGTGAGGGCGAGGGCTTAGAGCGTATTTGTACCAGCGTGGGAAATGAGTTTAGCGGTTTGGAGCGTTACGAGACGTTTACTGACGCTGGTATTATCAGTCAGAATAAGGGTACAGAGGACGAGATACCGTTAGAGGAGTATATACTACTCTTACAGGAGGCTGGTAAGGAGAATTTAGCCGCTCTAGCTATTACCGAGGGCTTTAGCGGTGAGGTGCTGAGTGACTTTACATTTAAGTACGGTAGAGACTTTTACATAGGTGATACCGTCACAGTAAAAAACAGATACGGTATTAGTAAGGACGTACTGGTACTTAGTGCTATTGAGTCACAGGACGAGAGCGGTACTAAATTGATACCACAGTTTAATATTTAGGAGGTGCTACTATGTGGACAAGTGGATTTTTTAACAGTGTAAACGGAGACAGACTGTATAACGCTGATCAGATGAGCGCTATTTTTAACGGACTCATTACGGACGGCGTGTATATGACAGTAGGAGACAAGTTAGCGGTACAGCCTAACAGCGGTATGACTATCCAAATTGCCTCAGGGCGTGGGTGGTTTGCTAAGCGCTGGGTAGACAACAGTACACCGCACTTACTGGCGCTGGAAGCTCCAGACGTAACGCTTAACAGGTGGGCGGCAGTGTGTGTCAGAGTAGACACCACGGAGGCAGAGCGTAAGGCTGAGCCGTATGTTAAGTACAGTGAGTACGCTACTACTCCTGTAAAGCCGACTATGACACGTACGGAGACGGTAAGCGAGTACTGCTTAGCGTATGTGTACCTGAGAGCCAGAGCCACGGCTATTACTGCTGCCGATATAACGGACACCAGAGCAGACCGTAATTTATGCGGCTGGGTGACTGGTTTAATTGAGCAGTTAGACAGTACTACCATGTGGACTCAGTGGACGGCGTTATTTTATGACTGGTTTAATAATTTACAGGACTTAATTAACGAGAACACGGAGGCTATGTTAGTAGCTGCTATGCCTGTGAGTGTAGTAGTTAATTTGAGTGCCGCTGGCTGGACGGCTGACGGTAGTAAGTTTAAGCAGAGTGTAACGGTACAGGGTGTAAATGACACTAAGACTATTTTAGTTACACCAGCTGAGAGCAGCGTAGAGGCGTACAGTGCGGCAGAGGTATTAGCGGTAAGCCAGAGCGCTAACACGGTGGTATTTCAGTGTACCACTAAGCCTACGGCGGCGCTAAGCGTGAAAGTATTACACATGGGAACATAAAAAAGATAGAGGACAGCTTACTGGCTGTCCTCTAATAATTTTATGTAAAATAGTCCAGTAACTTACCTGAGTAATGTACATCATGCCAAAACTGCGCTGACTCCTCGCTTACACTTGGTATAATCTGATTAAGCAGCGGCTGGCGCTCAGAGAGGTATTTTATTATATAATAGTTTTCCATAATAAGCGCCTCACACTCAGTAAGCTCAGACATAATTATACTATACTCTATACCGTAAGCGTCTCGTAATAACTTATAGTTTTTACCCTTATACTTACGTGCGTTATTTTCGCACGCCTCTATTTCTTTTAAAATGTGATTATAACGCTTACCAGTACCTTTACCCACATAAAATACTTTTCCAGTCTTAGTGTGCCACTCATACACGTAGTACTTTCTATTATCGTCTGACTCATCATACTCAAAGCCCAGTACGTTTTCATAAGTCCACCTGTCAGAGTGGTATATGGTTTTTATTTCCTCTCTCATAATAATAGACCTCCATATATTTTTAAAAAATATATCGACCTGTTACTATAAATACTAAAGAGTCTGTTATACTGGCGTTTATGTATAGTTGTACTAACTGTATACCTCCAAATGGAGCTATATAGTTAGTACAACGTAGGGCTAAAAAAATATAACCCTACGTATAGTACTGTTTTCACCTACTTCAATGTTCTTAACGTACTTACGCCAGAACGCTCTTTTATTCTCTTTTGTGAGAGCGTTATACAAGTCTCTCCAGTCACTTTTAAGCAGCTCATCATATACAGATAAGTCACGCTCTACCACTGGCTCTAAGTGTGCCTGTAACTCCTGTAAACGTGCCTCCAGCTCCTCGTAGTCTCTATCATAGTCAGCCTCAGAAATACGTCCTTTACGGTACGCCTTAGTGGTACGATCCATTTCCGCTTTAATTTCTTTTATCTTATCTGTAGCGTGGGAGTCTCTTATAGTTTCGTCCTCTATCTTAGCACGTTTTACGTGGGCTGTTACCTGATCGTTAAAACACTCCACTAGAGCTTTTTCTATTTTCTTTTCGTTAGGACGCTTATTATACGTGCATAGTTTATTTATGGCGTGCTTATTACAACGATATGAGATAGTGTGATAACCGTTATAAGAAGTGCCTCCAGTTAAGTTACAGCCGCACTCAGGACATAATAGTAAGCCTGTGAACAGATATACATTTTTTGACGGAGTTTTCTTTATGTTTTTCTTTAAAACGGCCTGTATCTTATCAAACTCAGCTTTGCTTATATACGGCTCACAGTAATTATCATTACCTCTATAATGTCCGTATATCCTAGTATCACTTAGTAATTTACCCATACCGTTATAGAATAAGTCCACATTATACTTTTCTTTCACGTAAACGTACGCCTGTGATTTGTTTTGATACGTCAGGAAGTGGTGTAAATAGTCCGTTACCAGCTCCTCATACTCTAGGCGCTTTACCACTTTCTTTACTCCGTCCACTTTTGCCACAGTATAAGCTATACCCTGATTATGAGCGCCGGTAAGAGCCTGACCAGTCTTTACTTTATACTCATTAACCAGCTTAATACGCTCTCCAGTCTGATCGGCCTCTAATTCTGCTATAGTAAGTTTCATGTTAACAAACGCTCTACCGTTAGCTGTAGACAAGTCGTATTTTTCCTCTGTAGCAGTCCAGATAACAGGATCAATTAACTTCATACACTCATGGTACTCCGCTACAGAACGGAAAAAACGATCCAGCTTAATAAAGAGAATACGGTGAAACTTACCGGCCTGAGCGTCCTTAAGCATACGCTGGAGCGCCGGACGGTTTTTAATTAGTTTACGTCCACTTACTCCCTCGTCCTCATACCAGCCGACTATTTTAAGGTTATGTTTCTCAGCGTACTCCTGTAACTTGCTGCGTTGAGCGTCTAATGATATACCATGTAATTTCTGCTCCTGAGTGGAAACACGGATATAACACACCACAAGCTCTATTTTTTTATTTACCATAAAATTACCTCCGAGAGTTATAATTTAAAATTATCTTAATATAATATATTGAAAGTTTATTTTTCGTATAGTACAATACAAACAAGTGTTCTAAAGTAAGCGAGGTACGTAGTTATGAAAGAAAAACAAGTTTTAATCGAGCAAATTAAAGAATTATTAAGTAGCTGTAATGACTTGGAGATATTGTATATTATACAGGAACTCTTAGTTAAGACCTCTAACTAAAGACACGGTAAGTACCAGTTAATTCTGGTACTTATTTTTTGTCTCTACCAGCTGACTTACAAGTGAGCTTATAGTGTGTATGCTCACATCATTTAATTTTGTAATATCCACTACTAACTTTTTAAACTCCTCATCATTACACATACGTATTACAGCGGCGCTAACGTCACTATCGTTACGCATGAATAGTAAAGCGTCTGTTAATACGTCTGCTTTTTTCTGCTCCGCTTTACGCTCCATAGGTACATCATAACCGGCTAACCACATTTCAGATACGTCTAAGGCCTTAGCCATAGCTAATATTGCCGGCTGTTTCGGCTGCCAGCGCTGGCGTAACCATGAGTTAATAGATCCTTTACTTAAACCTGTTTTCTCAGCCAGCTCTATCTGTTTCATACATCTAATACGTAGAGCCTCTGCAATTCTATTTTGTCTTTCGTACTGTTCCATAGAGTCCACCTCCTTAGTGGTGATAAGAATAATTTACCATAAAAATATAGAAAACACAACAAAAAATATAGATTTCTTTAAAAAAATATTGAAAATCTTAATTTTAGTTATTGACAAGTAATATAAATTGTGTATAATGTGAATTGTGAGCGGTATAGAAATCTATACTCACGAGGAGGTGACAGAATGAACTACAGTAAATTAAAAGGTAGAATTAGAGAGGTATTTCAAACTCAGAGAGCCTTTGCTGAGGCTATCGGACTAAGTGTTACGAGCGTTAACCAGCGTCTTAGTGGTAAAGTCCACTGGAAAACTCCAGAGATCGCTAAGGCGTGTGAAGTGTTACACATTCCGTTAGCTGACGCATGGCAATATTTTTTTACCCTAAAAGTATAGAAATCTATACTTTTTAAGGAGGCTATATGACAGGGGCAGACATTTTGAAAACGCTCATTGAGTTACTGGAGGCTCAGGAGCAAATTAAGATCACTTACGAGATAGAAGAAAACGAGGGAGGTGGTAATAATGGTAAAACTGTTTCCACACCAGAGCGAGGCGCTTAACTCTACCTCAGATAAGAACAGAGTGGCTTTTTACCATGATATGGGACTAGGTAAGACGTTTACTGGCGGCGAGAAAATGATACAGCTGGGAGCTAAGGTTAATTTAGTAATTTGTCAAAAGAGTAAGATAGAGGACTGGGTGGAACACTTTAAAGTTAATGGTAGAGCTAGTGACGGCGCTTTAGTAGATGATGTATTAGACTTAACTGACAAAAAACACTTTGAGTTATTTATTGGATTGTTAAAGGTTAACTGTTTTCCACCTACATACATGGCTGTAGGCGTTATTAACTACGAGCTGGCTTTTAGGCGTCCTGAGTTAGCTAAGCTCACAGACTTTACTCTTATGTTAGATGAGTCCTCGCTGATCCAGAACGAACAGGCTAAGCGTACTAAGTTTATACTTAACAAGCTCAAACCAGCTAACGTAATACTGCTGAGCGGTACGCCTACAGGTGGCAAGTATGAGAACTTATACAGCCAGTTAAAGCTCTTAGGGTGGGATATTAGTAAGACCACCTACTGGAATACCTACATAGAATACCATTTTGAGGATTTTGGCGGCTTTCCAGTAAAAGTAGTGGACGGCTATAAGAACGTGGACAGGCTTAAGCGTAAAATGCGTGAGTACGGCTGCCACTTCTTAAAGACTGAGGACGTGCTGGACTTGCCTGAGCAGATTTTTACTACTGTAAGAATACCTGTAAGCAAAGAGTACAGAAAATTTAGAAAAGACAGAGTAATAGAGGTAGACGGTACTACTCTGGTAGGTGATAACACACTTACTAAAATGTTATACGAGCGTCAGTTATGCGCTCAGTACTCACAGGCTAAGCTGGAGGCGTTTAGAGACTTAGTGGAGTCTACTGAGGACAGGCTGATAGTATTCTATAACTTTACTGCTGAGTTAGATAATTTTGTTAAGCCTATAAATGAAGAAATAAAGAGACCTGTGAGTATTGTGAACGGACAATACAAAGATTTGACAGCTTACGAAAAGTGTGGTAATAGCATAACTTTTATACAGTATCAGGCCGGCGCTATGGGGCTTAACCTACAGAAAGCTAATAAGATTATTTACTACAGTCCACCTCTAAGCTCAGAGTTGTATGAGCAGAGTAAGAAACGCATTAACCGTATTGGACAGGATCGGACGTGCTACTACTACAATTTAACGGTAACTGGCAGCATAGAGGAGCATATTTATAAGGCGCTGGCTATGCGGCGTGACTACACAGAGGCACTTTTTGAGGAGGAAAATATATGAGAAAAGTTATAGCTGTAATATTGACGTTATTAAGTGTTTTCAGTTTTCTCATGGTTTTAGGAGCAGTCGGTGACGTTGAGTGCGGTACTACCACACTGGAGGACGGACTGGGAAAAATGTTAGTATGGTTAGTTTGTTTCGGCGGCTGTGTTTTATTGAGTAAGTTAGTAGGAGGTAAGAAATATGGCAGCAGAGAAAATGTTTGAGAATAAAATTAAGAATTACCTGAGAGACCACGGCTGCTACTGCGTTAAGTATTTTGGGTGTGCCTACAGTACCAGTGGTACGCCTGATATTTTAGCCTGTGTTAAGGGGCACTTTGTAGCTATCGAGGTAAAAGCGCCTGAGGGTAAGCCGTCAGAGCTACAGTTACACAAGATAGAGGAGATACGTAAAGCTGGAGGTTTTGGCTTTGTGGTATATCCTAGTGGCTGGTTAAGATTAAAAGCCGTAATAGACGGACTTTTGATAGAAAATTTTAACAGAGAGGAGGACGTGATTTTAAAATGAGCAGACTGTATGAGTTAACGAGTGATTTATTACAGTTACAGGAGCTGCTGGAGGACTCAGTGGAGGACGAGCAGTTACTACTGGACACGCTTGAGGCAGTACAGGGCGAGTATGACGCTAAAATGGAGGCTTACGCTAAGGTTATTAAGAACTTAGAGGCTGATATGGAGGCGCTGAAAACGGAGGCTAAACGCCTGACTGATAAGCGTAAAGTACTGGAGAATAACGTGAGCCGCCTTAAGAGCGCCATGTTTGACTCCATGAAAGCCACAGGTATTACTAAGGCCGGTGGACAGTTATTTACCGTAGCTATCCAGAAAAACGGTGGCGTATTGCCGGTTATTATGGCTGAGGACGCTGACCTGAGTATTTTACCTGACCAGCTGGTAGTAGTAACTGAAAGTCCGAACATGAACGCTATTAGAGAGTTACTGGTAGCTGGAAAAGTGGTAGAGGGCTTTACGCTGGGAGAGCGTGGAGAGTCACTGCGGATCAAGTAGGAGGTGAGACCATGAACGGTATCATTATTACGGCTATCATCTGTGTAACGCTGGTAGCTATCACGTTAATTAACAAGAAAAAGGAGGATAAGTAATTATGGCAGTAGGTGTATTAGTGTTAGGACAGTCTGGTACAGGCAAGTCCTACAGCATGAAGAATTTTAACGAGGACGAGTTATGCTTAATCAGCGTACAGAAAGCTCTCCTCCCATTCCGTAAGAAGTTTACGGAGACAGTGGTAACTGATAAGTATAGCGAGATTATTAAGGCTATGCGCTCCACTAAGAAGAAAGTTATTGTAATTGACGATACACAGTATCTCATGTGTAACGAGTTTATGAGACGTGCCACTGAAAAGGGCTATGACAAGTTTACCGAGATCGCACAGAATTTCTGGAGCTTAGTAGTACAGGAGGTTAATAGCTTACCGGCTGATACTATCGTGTATTTACTCTGCCACACTGCTACAGATGAGAACGGCGTGGAGAAAATGAAAACTATCGGTAAGTTAGTGGACGAGAAAATTACGCCGGAGGGACTGTTTACTATCGTACTTAAGACGGCCGTATCTGACGGTAACTATGCTTTTGTTACCCAGAATAACGGTAAGGACACGGTTAAGAGTCCAGAGGGTATGTTTACCAGCTACGCTATTAACAATGACCTTAAGTATGTAGACGAGAAGATACGTAACTACTACGGACTGGGTGAGCTGTACTTAAGTGATGAGGAAATGGCTGAGATTGACGCTATTAACGAGCGTAACGACATTGTGCCACCTAAGAGCCGTGAGGAGCGTAAGCGCCGCAGCCGTGGAGCTGAGGAGGCAGAGCCGGAGCGTAAGCAGCGTAAGAGCCGTGAGGAAGTACAGGCAGACAATGACGCTAAGACTGCTGAGTATAACGAGGCAGTACAGGAGGCTATTGACGAGGCTACTGGAGAGCGTGACGAGATACCGTTTGACGAGGCTGAGAAAGCTATGGCAAGTGTAGCAGCTCCTGAGACGGAGGCACTACCGAGACGCAGACGTAGACGCACTGAGTAAGTTAAATTTTTTTAACTATAAAGTATAGAAATCTATACTAATTAAAATTTTTAAGGAGGTGGTTAAAATAATCGGCAAAACTTTTAATAAATTGACCGTATTAAAACAGGTGGAAAACGCTAAGTCAGGACACTCACGTTACTTATGTGTTTGTGAGTGTGGAAATACGGCAGTAGTTTACAAGTGTAACCTGATTAGAGACCACACTAAAAGCTGTGGCTGTGACAGAGTGAGAACAGCAAAGCAGCTATTTACCACTCACGGACAAACAGGTACTAGACTCCATCGTATTTGGGTTGAAATGAAACACAGGTGTTATTTACAGTCAGACACAAATTACCACAAATACGGAGCTAGAGGTATTACGGTGTGTGACGAGTGGCGTAATGATTTTAAGGCGTTTTATGACTGGGCTATGAGTCACGGTTACTCAGACGAGCTAACCATAGACCGCATAGACGGTACAGGTAACTATGAGCCTACTAACTGTAGGTGGGCTACTTATACAGAACAAAATTTAAACAGAACATTTAGGAGGTAATAATTATGGACTTTTCACGTTTTGACGCACAGGTAAACAATGAGGAAATGGCTAAGCAGATCGAGGAGGCTAAGAATAACCCTCAGCAGACGGACAAGCAAGTACCGGCCGGTAACTACACTGTAAAAATCGAGAAAATGGAGATCGCAGCCACTAAGGACGGTAGACCTATGTTTAAGGTACAGTGCCGTATTTTAGAGGGTGAGTGGAAAAAGTGGTGCTTGTTTATGAACCGTGTAATTTACGGTACTAAGAATGACGCTAACATGATTGCTAGTGTTATCGGCTGGTTAGAGAAGTTAGAGCCGTCTGTAGACGTAGAGTTTAAGAATTACAGCCAGTTTAGTGACTTAGTGCTGGATATTTTCGAGGAAGTGGCAGACGCTGTAGAGCTTGACGTGGCTTACGATCCTGACGCTTTTAACTCTATCAGTATCGAGGAAGTATTTGACGCTGAGTAATTACATGAGAGGGCTGGGTATGTAAAGCCCAGTCCTCTTAATTTTTGAGGAGGTAAGCGTAATGGTAACAGAAGTAATAGAGCTAACCGAGAGACCAGCGGTAGAGCGTTTAATACTTGCTACCACTCTTATAGACAGCGTTAAACGAGAGTCAGATTTAGACTTAGTGGTAATAGAGCTAGGCAAGTGTGAAAACATGCTTACGTGGTGTTCACAGATTTTAGAGAGGGTGAAATAGCTATGCTTCACTTTATAGACTATGAGGTTTTTAAGTATGACTGGCTCTGTGTAATAGCTAACCCTATTACACAGACGGTAACAGAGGTAGTAAATAACCCTGAGAAGCTACGTAAGTATTACGAGCGCTTTAAAAATGAGATTTTTGTAGGCTATAACATACGAGACTATGATAGCTGGATTTTTAAGGGTATTCTGGCTGGCTTTAACCCTTATGAAATAAACGAGCACATTATTACTAAGGGCTTAAAAGGTTATCAGTTTAGTAACACGCTCAGGGAGTACCCACTTATCACGTATGACCTGTTACAGCTTAACACGTCTCTTAAGCAGCTGGAGGCTATGCAAGGGCATAACGTGTATGAGACCGAGGTGGACTTTAGACTTAACCGTAAGCTGACTGAGGCAGAGATACAGGAGACGCTTAAATACTGCCGTAATGACGTACAGGAGACTATGGACTTATTTAGCCAGCTTAAAGGTGATTTTGACGTACAGCTGGAGCTGATAAATGAGTTTAAGCTACCGCTATCCAGTGTCAGTAAAACTCAGACTCAGCTTACGGCAGAAATACTACAGGCTCAGAGAGTGGAATATAAGGACGAGTTTGACCTAAATTTCCCACAGTACTTAGAGCGCATACGTAAGTATAAGCACATTGTAGACTGGTTTAAACAATTTAAGAGTAGTCAGGAGTTTACTGACGAGGCTAAAAAACTCTTATACAGTCAGAAACTTAATATAGACGTGGCTGGCGTACCTCACACTTTCGCATGGGGAGGCTTACACGGAGCTTTACTTAAATACTCAGGTAGCGGCTACTATTTACACATTGACGTTAGCCAGTATTACCCTAGTTTAATGGTAGGACATAACTATTTTAGTAGAGCGGTTACTGATGAGGGTAAGAGGCGTTATGACATGATGAGGCGTGAGAGTATCAGACTTAAGAAATTCCCTGAGCTTAAGAAAAAGCGTAACGGTTATAAGCTAGTTAATAACAAAACATACGGAGGCATGAAAGATAAGTATAACGCTCTGTATGATCCACTCATGGCTAATAATATCTGTGTTACTGGACAGCTGGCGCTACTGCTCTTAATTGAAATGCTAGAGCCACACTGTCAGCTTATACAGAGTAATACGGACGGACTTATAGTTAAGCTCCGTAACTTAGATGACTACGAGCTTATAGATGACGTGTGCTGGGAGTGGGAACAGCTCACAGGCGTTAAGCTGGCGTTTGATCCTGTAATAACAAAGATATACCAGAAAGACGTAAATAATTACCTGTTCGTAAACGAGGACGGAGAGGTAGAGGCTAAGGGCGCTTACGTTAAGAGCCTGTCTCCTCTGGACTATGACTTACCGATAGTTAATAAGGCTATGCGTGAGTACATGATAAACGGTACACCAGTGGAGACCACTATTAACGCTGCTGAGGAGCTTATGGAATTTCAGAAAATCGTTAAGCTCAGTGGTAAGTATGACTACGTACTACATAACGGCAGAAAGTACCGTAATAAGTGTTACCGTGTGTTTGCGAGTAAGAACAGTAAGGACGGTATTATTTATAAGTGCCGTAACGGTAAGTCTGATAAATTCGCAAATACACCAGAGCAGTGTTTTTTAGAGAATGGAGATATAAGAGGCTTAAGTGTGCCACCTCAGTTAGACAGACAGTACTACATAGAGCTGGCACATGAGAGACTGAGACAGTTTGGAGGTGTATAAAATGATAGATATTAGTAACACGGAGGTAATGGGCTGGGAGGCTGCTATACGTGGTATGCGTAACCCTATGAACAGCTGGGATAAGTCGGACACTGAGGTAGACTGGTACACAGGTGAGGTAACAGTAGGCGCTAATGACTTAGACCTTATGAGACGCCTAGCAGCTGCTGGCTCAGACCACGCTAAGTATAGACGTATGATAACTGTATACGCAGACGTGGTAGCGCCGCTGTACTGGTGGAAAGAATACGATACGTACAAGGTGGGGACGGTAGCTAACAGCTGCTCCACTATGCACAAGATAACTGAGAAAGAGTTTACTCTGGAGGACTTTAGCCACGAGCATTTAGAAAATTTACCGCTCGTGGAAAAGCGTGAGGTGGAGGGCTGGGAAGTAACACAGCTTAACCAGCCGTCTTTAGAAATTCTTAAAATTACGATTATGGCGTTAAATAGCGCACGTTTTAATTATCTTAAGGCACAAGATAACGGAGCAGACGGCTTTACTTTAAAGCGTTACTGGTGGCAGATGATACAGCTCTTACCGAGTAGCTATAACCAGCGGCGTACTATCATGGTTAATTATGAGGTACTGGCTAATATGTACAACTCTCGTAAAAATCATAAGTTAGACGAGTGGCGTGAGTTTTGTAAGTGGATCGAGAGTTTACCATATTCAGAGTTAATTACAGGAGGTGTTAAAAATGACGATTGAGGAAAAGAGAAAGAGAGTAGGAGAGTATTGTGGGAGTAGAACTTGCGTTGACTGCGTATTGGTTACTAATGACTGGAGACATTTAACGGCTGACTGCTTACACATTTCACACGCAGACGAGGACGAGCTTGACAGAGCATTAGCGTTAATTGCAAAAACGCCAGTACCACCTCTAGCTCCAGTACCAGAGTATACTGACTGTGACCAGTGTAAGTACGCTGATTGTGACGAGGACACAGAGCCGTGTGCGAGTTGTAAGCATAATACGTTAGTTGGTACTGAGGCGTATGACAGCGCTCCAGATAACTATGAGCCGCTGACTGCTCCAGCTCCAGCCACTCCTGTTATTAAAGACAGCGGAGACCGTACTGAGTTTACCACTGGGGCAGTACGTGATATGCACGCTGGTAAAGGACGTATGGACTTACTGCCGTGGGCTGCCATTATGGAAGTCTCTAAGCACTGTGAGAACGGCGCTCTTAAGTACGGTGAGCATAACGTAGACAAGGGTATACCTACCAGCTCCCTCTGTGACAGCGCCTGTAGACACCTTGCTAAGCATATTGACGGCTGGACGGACGAGCCACACTTAATAGCTGCGGCGTGGAATTTACTGTGGGCTATCCAAATGGAAATTAAGCACCCTGAGCTGGTAGACGTACCGTGGAGAGAGGAGTAACGCATGAGAGATAAGTTAAAAGAGTATTTACCCATTGTAATACTGATAGCTAGCGCTATGCTTGCGTTTGTAGGTTTTGTGACGTTACTGGAGACTGTTTTTTAGAGAGGAGGGCTAGCGTATGGAGGATATGTACCACTGCTGCCGCTGGTGTAAGCACTACGAGGACGGTAACTGTACGAGAGAAAATTTTTACGTGGTTGACGAGTATGGCTGTAATGTACCAGAGGAGATAAAACTGGAAATTAAAGAGCCTGAGAGCTTTTACTGTAGTAACTGGGAATAAGAGAGGAGCTGTAGTTATGAAAAAAGATAAGTACGGAAAGCCCATTATACGGCACTGTCAAAATTGTAAGTGGCATGGTAGCGGTATTATCGGGTATGAATGTAAGGTTAAATATCAAAACATAAAGCGTAAGAGGTTAGCGGCGCTGCTGTGTAGACATTATGAGTGCAGAGAGGAGTGACACCATGAAAGAAAATAACATTGAGTGGCTGAACGGACAGCAGAGAGTAACCGTTACGCTGTCTCAGGCTAAGTTTATTAACAAGGTTAAGAAACTGGCAGAGCAGCGTGAGGACGTAGAGATAGTGGCAGAGAATAAGGACGGCAGTATATGCGCTCACTTACCTCTGAAATTTATTAAAATATCAGCTCCTAGACAGATGACGGAGGAGCAGAAAGAACAGGCTAGGGAGCGTTTACTGGCAAACAGAAAATAACTTAGGAGGCTCAGCTTATGCAAGAGTTATTTAAGTCGTACATTCCGACAAAAGAAAAGACACCACTCATTAAATTTAAGGACGCTCAGCCACTGTCACAGGTGGCTGAGTTAGAGGAGTACGCTGGGCTGCTGGCTGACAACGTAGTACTAATAGACGTGGACGAGTTTGAGGCGTCTGAGCGCCTTATGAATATCGTAGAGGACTTACAGCTTAACTGTAGAGTGTACGCCACTACCAGAGGTAAGCACTTCTTATTTTACGGTGGTGACATAAATAAGTGCGGCACTCACTTAAAATTAGCCGTAGGTATTGAGGCTGATATTAAAGTGGGCGCTCACAATTCTATCAGTGTACTTAAGTATAACGGATCACTGAGAAAGATTATTTACGACATTGAGCCAGACGAGGAGTACGAGCCAGCGCCAGCGTGGTTAACTCCTGTGAAAACTAAGACGGACTTTATGAGCTTAGAGAGTGGTGACGGACGTAACCAGAAACTCTTTAACTACATTCTGACGCTACAGGCTGCGGAGCTGTCTAACGAGGATATTAAGACCACTATTAC